GCATGGCGAGGCAGGCGGGGCAAGGCACGAACGGTTTGGGCGGAACGCGTCGAGATTGTTCGTGTCAGCTTCGAGTCTGCATCGATGGCGAGGCAGGCGCGGCTCGGTCAGACGAGGTTTGTTGTGACCGGGAGTGGACAGGCCGGCGTGGCTCGGCGCGGCTGGACCCGCGAGGGCTTGGTCTTGGTGCGGCATCGGCTGGCGCGTCTCGGCGCGGCACGAGCGGGCTTGTCGCGGCGTTGCCGCGGCTTGGCCGGCGGGGCCTTACACGGCATGTCAAGGCAAGGACAGGAACGGAAAGGCGTGGAGTGGCAAGGCCGGCGAGGCGAGTCTGTCGAGGCAACGGCAGAATCCTGGCGGGTCAGCGGGTGGACTGGCATGTCGCGGCGGAGCCGGCGCGGCAACACGCGGCAAGAAAAGGCTGCACGTGACGGGGAACGGCGCGGCGAGGCCGGCGAGGCGGGTCGGCGAGCTGGCTGGACGCGGAAAGGCAACGGCCCGGCGAAGGCTTGGCCGGCGATGCATGGCGAGCCATGTCCGTAAATGACCGGGCGAGGCGCGTTCGCGTCCGCAAATGGCAAGGCGAGAAGTGGCTCGGCAGGCGAGGCCCGGAAAGGCCCGGCTAGGACTGGTCTGTCCTGGCAGGGATAGGCTGGGCAGGCGAGGCGCGGCCAGCTCAGGCCAGACGTGCCGGGGTATGGCCTGGAGGGGCGTGGCAGGCGTGGCATGCGTGGCATGTCATGGCAAGTCCTGATCCGGTGAGGACGGACTTGTCGTGGTTGTAGAAGCGTAACGCGGTTGCCGGGGTCCGCGAGTTAAAACCTCGGCGCTTAAAGGACAGAGGACAGAACATCATGAATAAGCAAATCGAGCGCGCATTTGAATTTCGCGAGGCCGTGCGAGAGCGCGTGCCTCTGTTGATCGGGCTTATGGGTCCAAGTGGCGGCGGAAAAACTTTCAGCGCTCTACGTCTTGCGACCGGAATACAGCGCGTGACCGGCGGCGACATCTTCGTGATCGACACCGAGGCCCGCCGAGCTTTGCACTATGCCGACCTGTTCAAGTTTCGGCATCTGGAGTTCGTCGAGCCGTTTGGCTCATTGGACTATTTGGCCGCGATCAAGTCGGCGGTTGCTCAGGGCGCGAAAACGATCGTTGTGGATTCCATGTCGCACGAGCACTCTGGCGTCGGCGGCTACCTCGACACTCACGAGGTCGAGGTCGAGCGGATGGCCGGCGGCGACGAGCGGAAGCGGGATCGGGTTCAGATCGCCGGCTGGATCAAGCCTGCGCAGTATAGAAAACAGATGATCGATGGGATACTGCATCTTAATTGCAATTTCGTGTTCTGTTTTCGAGCAAAGGAAAAGATCAAACCTCAGCCTGGAAAGGAGCCGCTCGAATTGGGCTGGATGCCTATTGCCGGGGAGGAACTGCTCTTCGAGATGACGATCAACGCTTTGCTTTTGCCGAAGGCGAACGGGGTCGCGACGTGGCGCTCTGATCTTATCGGCGAACGATTGATGATGAAATTGCCGGAAAGATTTGCTGGCCTGCTGCCGGAGGGCAAGGCGTTCGACGAGGAGATCGGCGCGAGCCTCGCGCAATGGGCGCGCGGGGAGGCGATCAAGGACGATCTGGGCGATTGGCCATCTCGGGCCGAGACGGCGGCGCGTGGCGGCGTCGCCAGCTTCCGCGCATTTTGGCGTAGCGTTCCGAAGGACATCCGGGGTAAGCTCGGCTCGAAACTGGACAGCTTAAAAGACATTGCGACCAGGGCGGACAGCGCGGTCGCGGACGATCCCTTCGCAAACGAGACCCAAGGTTCCGGCCCTGCGCCGGGATCGGGCGGTGAGGCGCCGCCACCCGAGGCGGGCGCTGCGGGCCTGTCCTCCCGTGAAGCGCCCGCCAGCGCCGCCGTGGCGAGCCAGGGCGCGCCGGAGACAGGCGCCGAGGACCTGGGGGCTGGGGATGCACCCAAAAACGGAGACGGCCGTCCTGGGCCTTCTAATGCGGCCTTGGACCGCGAGGCCTTGCGCGCCGACCTCGAGCACCAGGGGCAGAACAAGGCCGAGGAGGGGCTCAAGGAGCTGAATCGCTGGCTCGACGAGGACCTGACGCCGGACGAACAGGCGCTCCTCTCGCACAAGGTGACGTCGGCCTGGGCGAAGCGAGCCCGCGAGGTCGACGCCTCCAAGAACGTGAGGGGGCGGCGATGAGCGAGCGGCGCATGGGCTACATCAAGGACGGCGGCTTGTGGAAGCGGCCGGCGGTCGACACGAAATGCTACCAGCTCGCGGCGGACTTCTTGAGCGACGTCGAGGCGTCGACGATCGACGATGTTTGGGAGCTTGCCGCGGACCTGCAGCGGACGGTCGAGGACGCCTGCCGGGAGGTCGAAGAACGAGCGCCTCGGGGATGAGCCGTGCGCATCTCCTACCGGAGGCCGAGGCCGTCTCTCAAGCGGCCGACCGACCTCGCGGTGCGCCGCGTGCTTGAGCGCGCCGAGAGGATGCTCGAATCCGAAAAGACGGTCGCGATCGCGGACCTGGGCGATCCGAAACCTGGGCGCAGCGCGCTCGACCGCCGCGCGCCGGTCGATGAGGTTGCGAAGCCGAAACGCTGGCTCGATCCAGCCAAGATTTCGGCGACGCGGGACAGCTGGTCGCGGACCTATTTCAACAAAAGGGACAGCGATGATGAGGAAATTTACGACGCGGGAGCTGGCCCAGGCCTGCGCGAAAGAGGTCGGATGGCGTCAGAAGGTCTACCCGAAGCGGGTGGAAACGGGGACGATGTCGCAGGCCCAGGCCGAGAGGCAGATCGCGATGATGGCCGAGGCCGCCGACGTGCTGGCTGAGTTGGCTGACAAGGAAGACGAAAAGGAGCGGTTGCTATGACGACGGAAGGACACGCGGCGGCTTTCGGGGGCGCGCACGCGCTCAAGCCGCATCATGTGACGTGGCTCGCCACCGAGGAGGGCAAGCTCTTCGAGGCCTACGAGATTCTGCTTCTCAAGGCAGTGATGGGCCGGATCGCTCTCGGCGCCGCCGCGGCTCGAGCCGTCGCCGAGGGCGAGCCGGACCCGGTCGAGGACATGCAGAGGACGGCCGAGAGGGCGGCCGAGGACGCGCGCGAGCGGTTCCTCGACAAGATGGGCGCATGAAGCTCGCCGCCAGGGCCGCGGCCTCGAGGAGGGGCTGGCGGACGCGCCGTCTGATGAAGGCGGCGCGAGCGGCCACAGGACAGAAAGGACAGAACAATGAACATCCAGAACGTGAAGCTCTCGGCGCTTGTGCCGGGGAACGGGACGAATCCGCGAAAGGCGGTCGACAAGGCGGAGGACGCGAGGCTCCTGGCCTCGATCAAGGCGATCGGGCTGCTGACGCCGCTGATGGTCAGGCGGCTGGACGAGAGGCGATTCGAGGTCGTGGCGGGGAACCGGCGGCTCGCGGCGCTCCGAAAGATGGCTGGCAAGAAAGACCGAGAGGTCTCCGTCGTGATCCTGACGGGCGGGAATAACGCCGAGATCGCGCTCGCCGAAAACGTGATTCGCGCCAATCTTCATCCGGTCGAGGAATACGACGCCTATTCGGCGCTGCTCGAAGGCGGCGGGATGACGACCGAGGACGTCGCCAAGCGGTTCGGCGTCAAGGAGAAATGGATCAGGCAGCGGCTCCAGCTTGCGAGCCTCGCGCCGGAACTCCGCCAATCCTGGCTCAAGGGCGAGATGACCGCCGAACAGGCCGAGGCGCTCTCTGGCGCCGCCGACCACAATCGCCAGCTCGAGATCTGGCGGACGGCGAAAAAGAGCGGCGAATACGCAATGCGGGCGGACTGCTTGCGGCGGGACGTCAAGGGCGCCTCGCTCAAGCCGACCGACCCGAGAGTCGTGTTCATCGGAGGGGTCGAGGCCTACGTGGCCGCCGGAGGGACCTTCTACGACGACCTGTTCGCCGACGCCCAGGTGCTCAAGGACGGGGACCTTGTCGATCGGATGGTCGCCGAGCGATTCGTGCGGGAGGCCGCGCCGTTCGTGGCGGACGGCTGGTCGTTCGTGGATTCGGAGCGGAACTCCTACTCCTGGCGCAAGCCGTTCGACGTGAAACCGTGGCTGACCGATGAGGAGCGCGAGCGGCTCAATGGGCTCAAGTCGTACAGCGAGGAGGCCAGGGCGCTCGAGGACCTGGGGCATGAGCGGGCCGCGGCCGACCCTGCCGCGCGGGCAAAGGCGGGCGTGCGCCTGGGCTACGACAGCAAAGGGGTCTTGACGGCCCAGACCCTCGTCAATGTGGAGGGCGAAGCGGAGGCGGTCGACGAGGAGGCGCGCGACGCCATCGAAAACGTGCGCGGGTTCTCGGACGGCGCCGACCGTGAGCGGCCCGACCCGCCCGAGGAGGACGCGCCGAAGGTGAACCACGCGTTGCGGGAGAGCCTGTCGGAAACGATGACGGTCGCGCTGTCGAAGGCGATCAAGGACGCGCCGCAGGTCGTGATCCCGGCCCTCTATGCGACATTGCGGGTCAAGCTGGCGCACGGGCTGACGCCGTCGCTCTTCAAGCTCGCGCCGCACGAGGCGTGGCGCGGGGTCTGGCCGGACGAGACGGACACGCGGCTGACCTGGGCCGGGGAGTTCGAAAGCGGGTCCGAGAACGAGACCGCTCATGTGCTCGAGGCGATGGCCTCGCTCCTGGCTTGCGTCGTCGACGCCAGGATCGTTCGCGGCGATCTTCGCGGCGATCTTCGCGGCGACATGACCGAGCGCATGCGGCCGATGGTCGAGGCGATGATCAAGCGGCTTCCGACCTTCGCGGACCGGCTGGCCGAGGTCTTTGACGGCGAGGCCTATTTCAAGCGGATCACGGCCGAGGCCTGCCAAGAGGCGATCGAGGCTATGGGCCGCCCGAGGCTCAAGAACGGGAACAAGGCCCAGGTCGTGTCGACCGCGGCGCTCTACGCGAAAGAGACGGGATGGCTCCCGGTCGAGCTTCGGACCTGCGCTTACAGGGGGCCGCAATGAGCGACCTCGATCAAGCCGTGCGGACCTTCGTGCGAGAGATCGACGCCGCGATCGAGGAGCTAATCAAAGAGCGCAATCGCGCAATGGAAAGGATCGAATCGAGCGTGAAGGCCGAGCGGGACCGCGCCGCTTGGCTGCTCGAGAAGGCGGCCGATGAGCACGAGGCCGCGCTCAAGGAATACGAGGAGGATCAGAAGGACGAAATCTGGATGTCGGAGGCGATGGCCGATCAGCTTCGCCGGCTTGCCGCCCAGATCAGAAAGCTCGGCGACAAATAAAAAGAGCCCCGCCTCGGCCAAAGGGACCGAGGCGGGGCCTATCCGAAACAAACAGAACGAGGCGATGATGACAGATTCAGGGGCGAAGATGAAGCGCGTATTCCTGGCGGCGGTGTTTACGGCGTCAGTGCCGGTCGAGCAGGCCGAGGCCGCGTGCCATCGTTACAGCCGATGGTTCTATCCGTTTCCGCAAAACTGTCTGGCCGGAAAGATCGTGGCGCTCGCGAAGACGGCCGAGCCGAACCACGACCCGGAGGACGATCAGCCGATCTGGTACGTGGAGATCACCAAGATGCCGGACTGGCCGATGACGAGCGACGCGGATCGGGACGCCGCGATTCAGAAGCTCAAAGAGCAGATGAGGCGCTAGTTCGCCAGCCGGCCAAGCTCCGAACAGCGGATCGGCACGAGGGCGCCGCGGACGAAGCGCGACCGCATGTAGCAAAGATTGTCTGGCTCGATCGGGGCGCGCTGGATCACTCCGACCGCTCCCTCCGGCGTGACGAGGACTCCCTCTGCCGGTCCTTGCAAGGCCTGCTGGCGGACGGCCTGATCGTTGAGAGCGCGCTCGTCGAGCGGGCGGAGGTAGGCGTTGCAGCCGGCGAGGAGAACGCAAAGACCAAACGCGGCGAATCTCATTTTACCGGGATTCTCCGCAGACGTAGACGCAATGGCGGCCAGACGCCGGGCGCGCCGGCAGCAGAGCTGATTCGCCGATCATGTTGCGGACCGTCGCGCAGTCCTGCGTGACGGCGTTGAATTTTCCGTTTGTCATGATGACGACGCATCGGGTGCCTCTGGCCCAATGGCCGCCGCTGACGTCGACCGGCTCGCGGAGGCTCGAGACCTCCGACGGGCTGATAAAGACGGCGTGGCCGGTCGGAGCAGTGAGTTGGACGAGGTCGATGGCGACGACAATCGCCGCCATCGCGAGCAAGGTGGACATGGGCGGGGAATCCTGGCGCGTTTAGCCGGACGATTGCGGGGCCAGGGACTGGCCAGGGACCCGGTTCAAGGAGGAAGGGGCAGGGATGCCCTCACCCGATGCGAGTGTAGGTATAGAGCGACGTGTCGGCGGCGGTTCCGGCGACCGTGAATCCGGCGCCTGCGGTCTTGGTCTGCACGACGGGATGCGCGCCGACCGTGCCGGCCGGGGTCTGCAGCGTGATGCAGATCATGCTTTTGTTCGTTACGCCGGCGTCGACGACCGAGACGGGCGTGGCTCCGTTAAGCGTGAACGAGTTCGGCGGCGCGACCTGACTCGCGGTTTGATTGAATCGGTCTTCGGCCGAAATACTTACTGTTGGATTTAATGCCATTGTCAGTCTCCTTGGTTGAGGACTAGGGCGGTGACGGCGCGCCTTGGCAAGGCCGGGATCGGCGCGTCGCGTTGTGTCCTGTTGAGACGTGGCGTGGAGCGGCGCTCGATGTTCCTGCTTTCGAGCGCCGCCTGCCTTGCGCGTCTTGCGCTAGATGGCGATCAAGCGGATGTTTGTTTGCGCGCTGTCGCCGGTGGCGTTCGTGGCGATCAGGGCGACATCGCCATTGTCGCCAACGGCGATGGCCTTCCCGGTCGCGGCGGCCGTGAAGGTGAGCGCGCCGGCGCCGTCGATGGCGAACATGGCCATCGTCCAGGCGCCGGTGACGTTCGTGACGTTTGCGACCTGCCAGGCGGTCGGGTCGTTGGTCGCGTAAGCGCGCATGATGAGCGCGCCGGCCGTGATTTGATTGTCTGGATACGTGACCGTCTGCGGGAGGACGACCGGGACCGGCGGGGGCGGCGGGGTCCCGGTCTCGGTGTTCGGTACCCATTGCGCGTTGGCGCGAGCGTAGACTTGGGAATCGACCGGCGCTTCGGGAATATGCTGCGCCGCGAGGGCCTCGACCGCGTTCAAGCGGTCGTTAAGCTCGACTGATGTGGTCTCTGGCATGTCATCGTATCCTTCTGGCGCTGATGTAGCCGGTCGCGGTCATCGCGTTGTTGAAGGTCGCCTGCGCCGTCAGGTAGACGGTCGTCGCGGCGCTGACGTTGAGGCGGAACATCCCGGTCTGCATGTTAGTCGCCCCTGAGGTGAAGTTGGCGCGATATTGGGACATCGCGCCCTGGCCGGCGTTGATCTGCGCCGCCGTCGGCAGCGTGGCCGAGGTGATGCCGACCGCCACGGCGATAATCGTCGGGTTGCCGGTCGGGTTGAGGATGACCTGCCCCCACACGTCCCAGTCGCCCGGCGTCAGCACCAGCGACCCGACACTGGCGGCGACCGCCGTGGTCAGGTTAACCGCCGTGGTGATCGAAGCCGACAGAAACTCGCCGACATTGCCGGCCGCGGCGTTGCTTCCGTCGACGACGCCCTTGACTGGGCCGGTCGGGTGAACGTGATCCGAGCGGCTCCATGATGTCGCTACGCCAGCCGCGCCGGTTCCGTCCGGCTGCGGGATCGCGTTGGAGGCCTGGGGCGTGAGAGGAACGAAGATGAGATGATCCGAGCCAAGGGTCGCCGTATTGCTGGCGTCCGCCGAGACGGCTGACGGGCCCGGTGGACCTGCAGGGCCTTGCGCGCCGACTCCGGCCGCGCCTTGCGGCCCTTGTGGGCCTGCCTGACCTGCCGGCCCGGGAGATCCGAGTCCTGGCGGGCCTTGCTGGCCTTGCGGTCCTGGCGGCCCTACGGCGCCGTCGTTTCCGGCTGGCCCTGGCATGCCCTGCGAGCCTGCCGGCCCTGGCGGCCCTGGCGGCCCTTGGACGTCGCCGAGGATGACCCATCCCGTCGGCTCGAAGGTGCCGACGAACAGACAGACCTCGCCGCTGACCGTGTAGATGAGGCCTTGGCCTTGCGTGAGCTGGTCATCCGCAGGCGGGTTGCCTGGGCTGTCCCAATCCTGGGGGATCAAGCCGCTGACGGGAAGCTGAGCGGGCGTGTGATTCGCGAAACTGCCGACAAGCGTGACGGTCTGACCTACCGCGCCCGCCGGACCTGACGCGCCTGCCGGCCCGGCCGGGCCGGCGAGGCCTGCGGGTCCTTGGATTCCGGCTGGTCCTTGGGCGCCCTGGGGTCCTTGCGGACCTGCCAGGCCAGGCGGGCCTTGGGCGCCTTGGTCGCCTTGCGGTCCTGGCTGGCCCTGGATTCCGTCCGGACCTTGTGGTCCCTGGAGTCCGGCGGCGCCAGGGGGGCCTTGCGGTCCCTGGCTCCCCTGCGGGCCTTGGTCGCCCTGCGGGCCTTGACCGCCAGCCTTCGCAACGTCCGTCTCGACTTGATCGAGTCGGTCCCATGCGTCGATTGATTCTGTGGGCATGTCACTTCCTCACATCGGGGCCGAGCGAAAGGACTCTGACGAGCCGCTCGATTTCGGAAAGGCGGCGCTCGATGTCGTCGAGGCGGGCGTTCGTGGCGTCGCGGTAGGCGCTCGAGAGCGGCCCAGGCGCGTTGGTTCGGAAACTCTCGAAAACCCTGGTCCAAAACTTTGAACCGGGGATTTCTCGCGGCCGCCAGTTAGTCATAGGGGCCGATGTCGACAATGCAGTCGACTGTCGCTGCCGCGCCTTGCGGGGTCGTGACCCGGAAATAGAGGTTCGCGGAGGTGAAGAACGTCGCCGGCGGAAGGTTCAAGGTGAGGTCGAAGGCGTTGCCGGCCGCGTTCGGCGCATTGCTGGTGAGGGCGGCGAGCGTCTGCGGGGCCGCGATGACTGCGCCGCCGGCGGCGGCCGAGGTGTAGACTCCGGCCTGGGCGGCCGAGAGCGGGATCGAGCAGTTGAGGACCGTTATCCTGGCGACCCGGTAGCGGGTGAGGCCGGCGGGAAGCGTGACCGCAATCAGCGTGTCGGCGACCGTATTGCAGTTCACGCCGAGCGCCGCGAGCGTGTAGTGCAAGGCCTTTGGCGAGACGCCGGAGCCGCCGCTCGCGACGGCGAGCACGCCCGCGCCGGTCCCCGCCGGCTGGCCGACGATCGTCCACTTCGCCGCGCCGTTCGATTCGAGGACGGTGAAGGCGTATTGCGAGGACAATATGTCGGTCGGGACGCCGTCGATGAGGTCGGAGCCGGCCGCCTGGATCGTGATCGTGACGCTTGGCGAACATGAGCCGCTCTCGTCGACGATGCGGAGCGGGGTTCCGACAGGATAGGCGCTCGCGGCGGGAAGCGTGACGACGCGCGAGGCCGTAAGCGTCGTGTAGGCGACCATGCGGTCCGTCGTTTGGACCGTGTAGTTCGCATCGCCGACCGCGATCCGATTGTTGGTGAGGACCTCGGCCAGCTTGGCGGCCGCCCAGCCGCCGACCGTGGTCCCGTCGCCGATAACGATGCGATTGTTCGTCGTGTCGACCCACGGCTCGCCTTGCGTCGGCGCGGCGGCGCTGGCGATCTGCGCGGCCGTGCCGCGTCTGAGTTGTAGCTGCTCGCTCAAGGTGTCGTCCCGCTCCTGAGATCAACGAAGATGGTCGGCGTGGCGAGGACCCGGTCGAAGTCGCCAAGCATGGTGATCGGGTCCGCCGTGACGTGGCCGAAATCGACATGCCCGTTCGGCAGGGCGCCGGAAAGCTGTTGCGCGATCGGATCGTAGGAAAGGACCGATCCGAGGTCGATGCCGCCGGTCGTCGCCACCGCGACCGAGCCCATGTCGTCCATGAGGGTCAGAGCGCCGACGACCGAGCCGAGGTCGAGGTTGCCGCTCGAGAGCTGGACGATGATCGGATGCTGCGACCCGACGGGAAGGTTGTCGCCGGTCGAGGTCGTCGACCCTGGCGGCGGAGTCGGCGTGACCGGCGGCCCGCCTGTCGGTGGCACATACGGAGGCGAGATCGGGTCGAAGATATAGACCGCGCATGCGCTCAAGTCCTGGCCGGCCTGCCCGAAGATGTTGAACGACTGAAATTTCAAATAGATCGTCTGCCCGACCCATTGCGCGGGGATCGCCTGCGTGAGGACCGCGGACGTCGACAGATAGGTGAAGCTCGCGCCGGGGCCGTGCGCGACGCCCGAGGTCCCGAACAAGCCGCGGGCCAAGCCGGTCAGATTGTACTTGTTCGTCGTGACGAGCGTGGCGGTTGCAAAAGCCAAAAGCTCGCCATCGACGAGGCAGAGCGAAGCCGCCGCCATCGCGGCCGCTTGCGTCGAGCTTGAGAGCGTGCCGCCGGATTCGGTGAGGTCGACCGAGAGCGTGCTTGTGGCGTCCCATCCGCTCGCCGCGCCAGGACAGGAGGCGGTGAGGTAGCCTTGCGGGGTCTGCCCGAGGACCTCGGCGATCTGGGCATAACTCGCGCCGTCGACGCTGGCCCAGATGTTGGCGCCGCCCCAATTGGGGTCGACCTGCCCTGACGGGAGAGCGCCGGACGCGCCGAGCATGACCTGCTGACCGCCGCCGGTGTAGCCGTTCGGCGGCTGATAGATGAGCGGCGGCGCGTTGACCGAATAGACCGCCTGGGCGCGGTTGACGACGATCGAGGAGGTCGTGGCGCTGTTGTAGAGCGGAGGCGTGGAGATGCCGAAGATCAGCTCCTCGCACTTGAACTCGAGATAGCCGTTGTCGTCCTCCTCAATCGAGACAATGCGGACCGGCCAGTCCTCGAGCATCAACGTCGCGTCGTTCAGGGCGATGATGTCCATCGGGTCGAGGAGGCACAGCGTCCAATCGGATTTGAACGTGTAGTGCGCGCGGACGTAAAGCTGCCGCTGCAGGATCGCCTGGGCGACCGTCGGGCCTACGACGATCTCGTCGCAAATCTCGCGGGCCGAGATCGAGGTGCCGATGCGCGGGCCGAAGATTTCGATCTGCGACTGGTCCCTGGCTTCGACCGGGATCGAGGCATAGTTGTTCGACCGGCTCGAGACCTCGATGCGCTGGATCGTCGGCAGCGAATAGGGGTCGACGCGATCGACGGTGATCGGGTCGGCGTCCTGGCCCTCGTCGACATAGTCGTCGTCGTTGAGGACATAGAGCGGGGTCAGGTTCGGGGCGTAGCCGCCTGTCGTCGAGTACTGAAAGGAGATCGTGACCGGCTGGCCGATGTCGATCTGCGAGAAATAATAGGTCGAACCAATGCGGCCATAGAATCCCGGCCCGGGCGGGATGGTCGCGCCGACATAGACCATCTGGATTCCATAGTAGTTCGTCGCGTACTTGACGCCGAGGTCGGAGACGAAAACGCCGGCGCTGCCGACGTCGATAAATCCGTAGCCGAAGCCGCCGGGAATATTGTCTGGGTTCTGCGGGATCGCCTCGGTGATCGTGGCCGTGTGAACGCCGGAGGCGACGACCTGATCGCCGTAGGGAACGAACTTGAGCTTCTGGCCGCTCCAGACGGCCGCGGTGTTGGCGATTTGCAGCCACCGCGTGAGGATCGACGAGCCCTGCTCCTGATCGGTGAGGAGCGGCGAGAACTGAATCCCCATTGCATGACAATAGTCGGAGACGGTCGCGCCGTTGCCTCCTGGCGACAGGAGCGTGGTCGTGTCGAGCAAGGCGGGGTCGAACTGGGCGCCATATTGTTGATTGGTCAAAAAGTCGTTGATGACCTGACCCGGGTCGGCGTCGGCGCCGTTCGATCCGGTGCCGGCCAGGACGCCGACGACCTCAACGTTGAACAAGCCAATGGTCGCGCTCTCGCCGAGGCCGAAGGACGCCGCCGCGAGATAGGCCGTCGAAGGGTAGGCCATCGCGTTGCCTGGATAGAGCGCCGCGAAATAGCCCCAGGTCGTCTGGTCCTGGGTCCCGTTGAAAACGAACAGCGGATCGACGCCGTTGTCGGTCTGGTCCCAGATCAGGATGACGTCGCCGAACGTCCCGAAAATGAGCCGGTCCTTCCAGACGCGGTTCGTGCGCTGGATCGGACCCTCGCAGAGCGCGAGCGCGAGGTCGGCGTGATAGTCTTTCGCGCCCTGGCCGCCCATGCCGCCTTTGCCGCCTTTGCCATGCGGCACGTTCTCGGCCCAGAAGTTTCCATAGAAAACGACGTTCGGCGCGATCCGGTTCGTGCCCCAGCAAATCGGGATCGCCATGATCGAGGCCGAGGTCTGCAGCTGCAGGGCCGTGTACTCGGGTTTGTCGTTCTTCTTGTGGTGAAAGAGCCATCCCATGCGTCAGCCCCAATAGCTGGCGAAGACTGCGTCTTTGAGCCGCTGCGCGAGCTGCAGGCAGCGTCCGATCTCCTCCTCGACGACGATTCGATGCGGCGCGAAAGCGTGGACGACGACGAGCGGATCGGGACGGGTGACGATGCCGCCGTGCGAATAGGTCCGGCCGTACTTGATGAGGAACACATCGCCGGGCAGGGGCGTCTCGACCCGGCGGGCGCGCGCGAGGAGATGCCCGAGGTAGCGCTCCTCGCCGCGGTGGAGAAACCAATCGGGCGGATAGGGGCGCGGGTCGAAGGGCTCGACAAAGCCGAGGTCGACATAGACCCGGAGGATGAGCATCGCGCAGTCGACGCCATGGCCGCGGACGTCGGCGCAATGATGGTAGGGCGTGCGAATCCAAGTGCGCGCCTCGGCGACGACGCGTTCGCGATCCTCAGTCTCAGATCGCGTAGTCTGGCGGGGGCACGTTCGGGAAGCCTCGAAAGTGTCGCGCGTTGGCGAATCGAGATTGGCAAGTCGCATATGTGTGGTCGCAGCCGTAATAGACGATGATGATGTCGCCCGCGGCCGGCGCGTCTGGCAAGGGATACATGAGGACCCAGGACGCGCCAGGATTGACGCTCTTGATCGTGGCGCGAAAGCCGGCGTTCAAGCCGGAGTTGAAGATCATCGCGCCCTGGACCTGATTGGCGTTCGCGCCGGCGTTATTGATTATGTTGACCGTCGACCCGCCGGCGACCGTCGTCACGCTCGAGAACTGGCCGGCGTTGGCGTTGCAGCCGGAATCGTAGAGGACATGCTGGCACGTCGGTCCGAACGTGTTCCGCGGCATGTAATAGTCGAGGATCACCAAGGGGCTGGCGACCGTGATCGTCGCCTTCGTGCGGCCGACCGAATCGATGGTCGAGACGCGGCCGCGAAAGAGCGTCACGCCGTCGACGCCTCCCGGCAGCTGCGGGGAGAAAAAGACCCGGTCGCGCTGGACGGCCGCGCCGTCGAACGATCCGTCGCGGAGCGTGTTCGCCCAAGGGCTTCCCCAGAGCGTTTGCCCAGGCGGAGCCGAGAGCGTGATCTGCTGGCGGTCGACCTCGAGGCCCACGGAGACCTTGAACTTGAGGCCTTGAACGAGAATCGCGTTCGCCTGGAACTCGTGGCCGTTCCACGTGACGTCGGAATCGAAGTTCGTCACGTAGAACGTCCCGGCGTTGATAAGCTGGAACGTGTAGCAGTCGGCGAACACGGTCGGGAAATCGTGGCCGCGTGAGGCGTTGAGAAACGCCATGAGGGCGGGGCTGGCCGTCTTCATGTTGACGACGGGACCTGTCGAAGCTGGCGAAACTTGATGGCCTTCAAGTCCCAGAGGTTAATCATCTGCTGCTGAAAGTCCTCGCTGTCGTCGATGAAGCGGCAGAGGAAATAGTAGCTGACATCGGCGGTGATCGCCGCGCCGGCGGCCGGCGGGGTCCAGAAATGCAAGAGGTTCGGGCGCATGAGCGAGTAGCCGGTCGCCTGGGCGACGCCGTTCAGGTAGACGATCGGCGTGCCCGTGACCCAAGAGACCGGCTCCCAATAGGCGCCGCCGACCGAGCGCATGAACGGGAAGTCCGTCGTATTGCCGTCAGCGGTGCCGATCTGCGAGCCCGGCTGATAATTGAACTCTGGATCGCGGAACAGGAACGCGCCGAGCTGGCCGCTCTGCTGCAGATAGAAACCGAGCATGGTCTGCAGCGAGTTCGCGCCGAGGCTATTGAACTGAGTCGCACTCGCGGTGAGGCCGTCGATGGTGAGCTCAAACTCCCAGAGCGGATAGGGCCAGAGAGGCGTGCGGACCTCCGCGCCGGACATGTGCGGAAAGATGATCGTGCGCCAGTTCGGCCGGCGATGGACCGACCAGCCGAGCCCGGGCAGGACGGGAAACCCGACCGGCGCGAGGAGGGCGATGGCGTGGCCCTGGACGTCTGTCGTCCCGTCCGCGTTGCCGGTCGCTGCGATCAGCGATGCGCCAGCGCCCGCGACCGCCGCGTAGGCGGTCGCCGTGCCTGTCGTAGCGCCCGCAGGCAAGATGAACGAGACGGCTGTCGCCGTTGCCTGCCCGTCCGCGGCGCCCGCCGCAGGCGCGGTGAAGGCGCCAGAACCCTCGACATCGGCCGAGCCGTCCGCAGCGCCGGTCGTCTGCCCAGCGAGCAGCGAGTAGCCGACGCCAGCCACGGTCGCGAAGCCGTCCGCATGCCCTGTCGGCGGCGGCGATGCGCCCGCGACGCTCGCCTGCCCGTCGGCGTTTCCGGCGCCTGCGGTCGAGATCGGCGAGTAGCTTTCCTCGAGGGTGAGCCCGGGAAGCGAAGACCGCTGAACGTTGCCCGTCTCGCCGATCGAGACGAGGCCGATCGCGGTGACGACGAACGATTGCCGGTTCGTCACGTCAGCACGATCGGACCGTACATCAGTAGATCGCCGGATCGAGGAAGTAGGTCATGCTCGGCCTCGCGAAGCGCGGATAAGCGTAGAGATAGCCCGCTTGCGCGGGCGTGGGAGAGCCGAGCGTGAGCAGCATCGAGAACCGCATCGCGGTGCGGAACGACGCCGTCCCGTCTGCGAGCAGCATCCCGTCTGGCGCCGTCGCATAAGCCGTCGACAGGTTCGAATTCCATGACACGAAGCCGCTTGGGACCGCTTGCGCGAACGCCGACGCGCCGAAATTAACGGTGAAGACCGCGCCGCTGACTTGGGCGACGAAATGCGCGAAGGCGGCATTGCTGCCGAAGACCGCCGATATGTCGAAGCCGCCGACGTTCGCCGCTGGGTTTGCGGACGCGCTGCCGTTCCAGTTGCCCGCGCCGTTGCGAAACCAGATGCGCTGATTGACGAGATCGACGGCGAAAGACGCGACCCCGCCCCCGCCGAGCCCGCCGATATTCGCGAGCACAGTCGTATTGTTGACGACGCAATTTCCGTTGCCCGGATTGTATTCCGCCGCTCCGG